TCCTATGGGGTTGTAGTAAAGAAAAAACGCACAGCCGACTCAGTTGAGTCTCTGTGCGTTTAATGATAATGGACAGCCTTAACCCAAAACTGCGGGAGTACACGTTCGACATTTTGCTTGATTCCAGCCTTGGCGTAAATCCAAGCAGGATGAAGAATCGGCTTGCGGAAATGGTGGAAAGCGGAGAACTGCATTACCTGATAATCGGGTTTGCACCGGTTTCAAAGAATCGGTTCCGCGTGACCGATGTAAGCGAAGCCTGGAACGTTGTATTGAAACATGGTCTGCTGACGCAGTGCATGGTGAGCCTGACCATAAAGGAGTACACATGATCGACATAAGCAGTACGATGATTGAACTGTCCAACGACAGGGCAACGCAGGAAGAAGTGCAGGACGTTGCACGCTGCCTCCGCACGCTGTACTCCACCCCCGTGGGCAGCCTGGAAGGGGACCGTTTGCTTGGCATAGATCCGAGCGTGTTCCTGGACAAGCCGCTTGCGGTGGCAAAGGGCCTGTATGTGGCGGAGGTGACGGACAAGACCGCCACCTTTGAGCCGCGGGCGCGGGTAGTGCGTGTGGACTGGGTAGAAAGCGATGCACTGCATGGAGTAGTAACCCCGAAGGTGGT